ATGGGGAGGTCACACTAGATGAACTTGTTCGAGGTTATCAAACAAATCAACATGCCAACAAGAAGTCAATTGAAGCAAGTGAGAGGATTAAGGAAGCTGAGAATCTCTTTAATGAGTATACTGCCTTAAAGACGCAGAATGCGGAGCTACTTGATGGACAGGTCGACCAGGATCAATTACAACTTGATGCTTACGACAAGAAGATTAAGGAACTCATACTTGCAGATGATGTTTACGATTTACCCAAATGGCAAGAAGCCAGAAGAATCAAATCTCAACAATTAGATACTAAGAGAGCAGAACAACAGAAGCTATCGAAAGAAGCTACTGAAGAACAAGAGCAACAACAACAAGCCCAAATGACTCAACAGAGGCAGGGGGCGATTGATGCCTTAGACCAGGTTATGCCTGGTTGGCAAGAGGGTTATGATGATGTTGTTTCTTGGGCTGCAGAAGACCTAGGATTTCCAGAGTTTGCAGAAGTAATGGATCCTAGAATAGTAGCTATGATGTTTGAGTATAAGAGTCTTAGGGAAGGTGGTAAACAAGCTGCAAAGAAGAGAATGAAGACACCTACTAAAGGTGTTAGAGCTAAAAAGTCCCCTAACTTAAAAACTAAACAAGCTAAACAACAAGGAAACTTACGCGATAAAGTACTTTCTGGTAAGGGTAATGATGGTGATGAACTTTCATTCCTAGAAGGACTTGCGAATGACTCCTTGGGGTAACGCTTAAATTATAGGATAAAATACAATGGCAACATTTAAAACCGAAGCCTCGATAGGTAACAAAGAGGATCTAGCTAGTTTCATTTCGATGATTACTAGAGACGAGACTCCTTTCGCATCATCGATTGGCAACACAAAAGCAAAAGCTGTTTTTCACGAATGGCAAACTGATGAGCTAGCAGCACCTGGTGCAAACGCTCAATCTGAAGGAGCAGACTACAGTAATACAACTACTCTAGCACCTACAGTTCGTATGGGTAACTACACTCAGATTCTTGCTAAAGAAATCAAAGTATCTAAGACATTAGATTCAATTTCTAAAGCTGGTCGTGCGTCTGAATTCGCATACCAAATGAAGAAGAAGGGTACTGAACTTAAGCGTGACTTAGAGCATGCCTTAGTTGGTTCTCGTCAAGTAACTAATGGTTCTGGTGGTCAAACATCTGCTAACGCTGGCCGTACTATGGGTGGTGTTCAATCATGGATCAACGGTACAAGTACTTGGGATAACGATGCTTCTGTAGCTGCGTTTGCTACTGGTACTGCTGATGGTACGTCTGTAGTTGCTGTAGGTACTGCTGCTACATTCTCATTGAGTGCTGTAGATGAAGTAATGCAAAAGATCTACGAGGAAGGCGGTAAAGCTGGTACTCTAATGATGGCTCCTGGTGTTAAGAGATCATTCTCTTCAGCAGCACAAGGTACTACTAATGTTAGACGTAATATTGATGACAAAGGTAAGTTACGTCAATCAGTAGAGATCTACGAGTCTGACTTTGGTGCAGTTAAGGTAGTTCCAAACTACGTTATGGGTCTTGGTACTGGTGCAACTGATATCATTGCATATGATTCAGCGAACTGGGCTTTAGCTACTCTACGTCCATTACACAACACAGATGTCGGCCAAAAAGGTGACTCTACTGTTGGTATGATGGTTGAGGAATTAACTCTACAATGTAAGAACCCTGCTGGTAACGGCATGGTTGCTAACGTAGCTTAATTACCTGATCTAAATTAGGGGCTTTAATTAGCCCCTTTTTAAATACAAGGAACTCATATGAGTAAAATTATCGACAAGTACGATGACAGGGGGCTGGTCCTAGAACAGGATGCCACAGCCTATTTAGACTACGCACAGGAGTCCAGAAAGGCAGGCGTAGACAGGAAAGCAAATTATAGAAGTTTTGCTATTATCCCTGATATTGTAGCTGTGGATATTTTTACAAAGTTCGGGATTGATATTAACAACCCTGAAAATACACAAGTAGAACTAAATAAGTTTAAGAAGATTATTAAGGATCATTATCCTTTACTTCTGACAACCAACATTAACAAAGGTGGATAATAATGGCTATAACAAACCAACAAACACTAAGAGATACTATTGCAGATTGGCTGAATCGTGCAGATTTAACTAATGCTCAAATCGATAGTTTCATCTCAGCAGGTGAGGGTAAGATTTATGACTTCTTAAGAATCCCACCTATGGAAGCTAAAGTAGAGGTCACACTAAGTAGTACTTCTTCTTTATTTATACCTTCTGATTTTATTGAAGCAATTGATTTAAGAAAGGTAGAGGGGACTAATAAGTTCAAGATACTTAGTAGAACAGACCCTAGGAATATATTTGATGCAGGTAAACCGACATACCCTAATACATTTGTACGTGAATTAGATGAATTTATTATTACAGGTGATGTCGGTGAGATAGTAAGTTCAGGCACTTACCAACTTAAGTACTACAGATTCTTACCATCAATTGGTGCTTTATACGAAATAGATTCTACTTTTGAAACTGACCTTTCTACTTGTACTGCCTTAGGCTCTGGTGCAAGTTGGGCAGACGGTATCTGTACTATTAACACTAGTACTGTAGAGATTGTAACATACCTGATTAAAGGTGAACCTGATTTAATACTCTATGCATCCCTATGGGTTGCCTCAGAGTTCTTAAATGATGATGAAGGTTCCATGAGATATTCTAAACTATTCTTCGAGAAGTCGGATGCAGTAAATAGAAGATCTAATAAGTCAGAGATGTCGGGTGGTAACATCACAATCAAAATGCCAAATAGTTTAGGTTAAATAATATAGGAGACTCTTATGTCAAGATCATTTTTCGGACAAGGGGATACGGGTGTAGAAGCTACTAATGCCCAGTCTTCAGGGTTTTTTAAAGCAAAGTCATCACCTGTTGATGTATCTATCATTAAAGATAATGAAGCAGCTATTAAGACTGTAAGTGATAGTATTGCAGATATTACTACTATAGCCAATGACTTAGGTGAAGCAACATCTGAAATTGAAGTAGTAGCTAATAATATGACTGCTCTTCTGGCTGTAAGCACACATGCTACTACAGCAACTACTCAAGCTGGTATTGCTACAACAAAAGCTACGGCAGCTACTGCTAGTGCTACTGCTGCTGCGACTGCTGAAACAAACGCTGAGACAGCGGAGACTAATGCAGAGACAGCGGAGGCTAATGCTGAGACAGCAGAGTCTGGGGCTGTGACTGCTAAGACGGCCTCAGAGACAGCTAAGACAGCCTCTGAGACAGCTAAGACAGCTTCAGAGACAGCTAAGACAGCTTCAGAGACAGCTAAGACAGCTTCAGAGACAGCTAAGACAGCTGCAGAGTTGGCTGAGACAAATGCTGAAACGGCTGAAACAGGATCGGTAACTGCTAAGACAGCTTCAGAGACTGCTAAGACAGCTGCAGAGTTGGCTGAGACAAACGCTGAAACTGCAGAGACAAACGCAGTAACAGCTAAGACAGCCTCTGAGACAGCTAAGACAGCTTCAGAGACAGCTAAGACAGCTTCAGAAACAGCTAAGACTGGGTCTGAGACTGCTAGAACTGGTGCTGAAACTGCAGAAACTAATGCTGAAACTGCAGAAACAAACGCAGAGACAGCAGAAACAAACGCCCTATCTAGTAAGAATGCTGCAGCTACTTCAGAAACAAATGCTTCTACAAGTGCTACAACAGCTACTACTAAGGCTACAACAGCAACTACTCAAGCTGGTATTGCTACAACAAAAGCATCTGAAGCAGCAACTAGTAAGACTGCAGCTGAGACTGCTGAAACAAATGCAGAGACAGCTGAGACTAACGCTGAGACCGCTGAGACAAATGCTTCTGCAAGTGCAACAGCAGCAGCAGTTAGTGCAGCATCATCAGCAGCAGACGTAGGTGGTCAAGTTGCAATGGCAATCGCTTTAGGATAGGAGATAACAAATGGCAAATACATTTAAAAGAAAGACAGGTAATTCTGTAGGGACTACCCTCACAACGATTTATACAGTACCAGCTTCTACTACTACAGTGATGATTGGTGGTGTAATATCTAATGTAACTGGTACAGACGCAGATGCTGTCGTACTAACTAGTGACGGTACACTCCAATCCCTGCTAATACAGCTTTAAGTTTTATTGACGGTAAGATCGTGTTAGAAACTGGAGACACAGTAAAGGTACAAGGTTCAGCTGCTAATCAGTTGGATGTTCACCTTTCTATTATGGAGATAACGTAATGGCTAAGTATATTGGTAAAGGACTACCTTCTACAAGAAGGGCTACCTCAACGAACTCAGTAGAGACTCAAGATATTCAAGACGGTGCAGTTACTGCAGCTAAGTTAGCACCAGGGGCAGCTGTACCCTCACAAACTACTCACAACGGTAAGTTTTTAACTACAGATGGTGATGATGCTAGTTGGGCTACAGTAGATTTAAGTACTAAAGTAGATAAAGTTACTGGTAAAGCGTTATCAGCTAACGACTACACAACTACTGAGAAAAGTAAACTATCTGGTATTGAAACTAGTGCTACAGCAGATCAAACTGGTGCTGAAATTAAGACTTCATATGAAGGAGAGTCAGATACTAACGCTTATACTGATACTGAAAAGACGAAGTTAAGTGGTGTAGCTACTTCAGCTAACAATTACTCTCACCCTTCTACTCACGCTATTAGTGAAGTATCAGGATTACAGACAGCTTTAGATGCTAAGACTACTGAGTCTTATGTAGACGCTGAGATTACTACCTTAATC